TTGACCTTGCAAGTAATAAGATTATGTGTTTACAACCTATTCTTGAAGGTTCTGGCGTGTTTGTTAAAAAGATTAACAAGTTCGTTCAACCAAAACCTGGTTTTCAAGTAGTTGCTACAGCGAATACTAAAGGTCAAGGTTCAGAAGATGGTAAGTTCATTGGTACGAACATCTTGAACGAAGCTTTCCTAGAAAGGTTCCCAATTACATTTGAACAAAAATATCCAAGTCAAAAAATTGAGCAAAGAATTATCAATAATGTACTTGCTGATAAAGGTCTTGAAGATACTGAATTTGCTGAAAAGTTGACAGTTTGGGCTGATGTTATCAGAAAAACATATTTTGATGGTGGCGTTGATGAAATCATCTCTACTAGAAGACTGGTTCACATTGCTCAAGCATTCTCAATCTTCAAAAACAAATTGAAAGCGGTTGAGTTATGTGTTAACAGATTTGACAATGATACCAAAACATCATTCCTTGACTTATACACTAAAGTTGATAGTGGTGTTAGCATGGAAGATATCATGGAACAGCAAAGACAAGCTGATTTAGGGATAGACACTTCCGATGATAATGAGGATGATAGTGATACTATCTAAAACTTATCACTTCATAGTGTGTCCAGGCGCCGGCTTTCTGCTGGCGTCGCCACATGGGAGGGAAATATGGACATAATTACATTATTAATAGTTATTGCAATCGTTGGTATCATTCATAATTTATGGAGTATCAGCAGATTTTTAAAAGATTTAGAACGAAGAATTTATTACATTGAAACCATATCAGCAGAAGATTTAAGAAAGCTGTTAAATTTGGAGGAAAAAGATGAAGGTTGAAGTTAGAAACGGTAATGTAGAACAGGCGCTTAGAGTATTTAAGCGTAAAGTTCAAAAAGAAGGCATTATCAAGACTTTAAAGCAAAATGAGTATTATGAGAAACCATCTGCAAAGAGAGCTCGTAAGAAAAAAGAAGGTATTAAAAATACTAGAAAAAGAATGGCTAAGTTTGCTTTAAAATCTAGACCAAATAAAAGAAGATATTTGTAAAGATTGGGTGAGTAATGGCCAATCCTAGGTGTACTACTCTTAAATTGTTTTGAAATAATTGCCTGCCAAAAAACAGCCCAAACTATTTCTCATCAGGTCGCCAAGTTCCTTGAGCGGCCTGTTTTTCATTGTAGTCCATTAATGCTGATTTAATAGCGTCTTCTGCTAAAACGCTACAATGTATTTTTACTGGTGGTAGAGCAAGTTCCTCGGCAATATCTGAGTTTTTAATTTCTTGTGCTTGGTCAACCGTTTTACCTCTTACCCATTCTGTAAGTAGAGATGAACTAGCTATGGCCGAGCCACATCCATAAGTTTTAAATTTAGCGTCTTCAATAATACCTTTATCGTTGACCTTTATTTGTAATTTCATAACATCACCACAAGCAGGTGCACCCACCATTCCTGTACCGACATTTGGGTCTTCTTTATCTAATGAACCCACATTTCGTGGATTTTCATAATGGTCTAATACTTTATCTGAATATGCCATGGTTAAAAATCAATACATCTCCCTTTTTGTTCCCAATCACCATATCTAGTTGGTTCTGGTCCTTTACGACCACCAATTTCTTTGGTAGTCTTTTTTTTCTTTTTAAATATTCTATCGTAATTATCAGAATATGTTTGTTGGTCAACCTGTCTTGGTCGCCTTTTATCACCTTTTCCGTTCATACTATTAGTCTTTTGTTGTTGTTGGATATCCTACACTTCTCAGTCTATTATCTCTATCTTCTTGTGTTTCAGGTTCGCCTGTTAAAGGATGTTTACCAACATACCTACTCTTTGGCTTTTTCTTAAACCTTTTTTTAAGATTATCTGATACTTTGACCATACTCCTATTTAGAAGAATACGCCAATTGAAAACCACATTTCGTTTGTAAATACAGGTATTATATCATGAGTAATGTGTATATTAACAAACCAGTTATCATTTAACATAATGGTTTTACCCATTTCATCAATCTCATAATAAGTATCGTTATTGTTTGTGTCTATTCGTTGAAGGGTTGCCATGATTGTATTTTTTTATCTAAAACCTCCTCAGATACATTGTCAATAGGATTATTTTTTTGATGATATGCTTCTCGCACATCTTTACCTTTTATATACAATATGGTTAAAAACACGACCATAATAATTAAGGGTAAATAATCCAATAAAAAATCATAGATATTAAACTTCATGATAACATACCTATGGTCCAAAGTGAAACTAATATTGTAGTCAAAATCATACTATTCTCCTAAACACTTGTTAACAAATAAACACCATGAAACCCAGCACCAAAGTGCTACTAAACATATTAATTCAAACATTTTATTTTTCCTCAGTCATTAAAGACTTTGCTAATGTAAATATAAACTATGCCCGCTAAAAATATAGTAAAAGTAATAGTAGGCATATATTGGATAATAAACATATATAACCAATCTTCTCGCAAGTAATTCATTGTTTTTTCGCCTCGTTTTCCATATCAATATCCTCTTGCAGCTCTTTAAGAGTTTTTCCGAAAGTTTCCGGAGAGATTTTTTCCAACCTATCGTTAATTTGTTTTACATCATCCAAAAACTTGTCTTTTCCACCACTAATAACACCATTAATGGCCTTTCTTAATTCCTTCTTACCCATAACACCTCTCAAGCCCTATTAAGACTAACGCTAAGAATATTACAATACACCAACCCAATAGCATATCTTTCATGATTTAAAAAGCGGCCGAAGAACCACATCCACAGGTTGATTTTGCATTGGGGTTTTTAATGGTAAATGCCGAACCATTTAAAGGGTCGTTAATGTAATCAATCGTTGCACCTGCAAAATAAACACCTGACATAGGGTCTATGAGAAGTTTAACACCATTGGTTTCAAACACCCAATCTTCCTCTTTTTGTTGGTCTAAAGTAAACCCATATTGAAAACCACTACAACCGCCACCTTGTATAAAACATCTAAGGTTAAGTGTATCATCACCTTCACCTGCCAGTATAACCTTTGCTTGATTGGCCGCACTTTCCGTAAATGTCATGTCCATAAGTTCTACCTCTTTTTATATTACTTATTATATAATATTCCTTGAGATTGGTCAAGGGTGGAACAGCCAAGAGTAATTTGTTCTAAAACAAGATTTTGAGAACCATTATCAACCATAGTCTGGTACTCCAACCAAATTTGATAGGCAATGTTATCACTATTAAGGTCGGTGTATAGTATACAAGTGTCAAGATTAGGGAAGGCCATGACCTCAATGTATTCTACAAAGGGTGTACCAAGGTAAACTAGTTCTGCTAGTAATATTACTTGTTCCATATTTTTACCACTCTCATTATTATTTATAAGAAAACTCTAATATAAACTTACATAAACCACAAAATATCCAGGAAAAAAATCCAATAAAAGGATGTTAAGTATACCTTCACAGAAACAGACCTTGCAAACTCTGGAGTGGCCTGACCATTATAGCCAGCTTACATTGCATTTATAGATTACAAAAGCGAGCCAGTCCTATAAGTGTGTTCTGTATTTATTTTTGCTGGCAATTACTATGAGTTGGCCTGCTCTGTGTGTTCTCTCATCAGTTCTTGTTCTCTCTCTTGTGTGTTTCGTTCCCTCTCTCTTGGTGGTCTTGCTGGTCTGATGAGGCGGCCAGGTCTTGTGTTCGTGTGTGAGTTTGGGTAATTCGGTCGCCGGAGACCTGGCGTGTGTGCGTGTTACTGTGCCCGAACCAGGGCGTTGACGGGTGCTGGCCTGTTTTGGTGTTGCGTTGCGGTTTTTCGGTGTAAAAGACTCTCGCTAAATTTAAGGATGAGAGTCTTCCCCTTCTGGGCGAAAAGTGTATTGTAAACGGTAAAAAGGTATTGTGTGCAACAGGCGATACTAAAAGGACTTTAATATTATAACAGGCATTCTTTTAGTTGTCAAGTCTGGCCGGTTTTGTGAGTTTCTCTGAAAAATGCCGGCGTTCTTATATATTGTTCGTTTAAATGCATACAACATACTCTATTTTTAATCATTTATTTAATATAGTCGCAACAGGCAATTCTGAGTAATTATATAGAGGTCGCACTCATTTAATCCATAATGTGTACTCTGCGTAAGAGTTATTATAGAGTTTATTTGTATACGCAATACTGCGTTTGATACAGGCAGTCGCAAGACTGACTTTAACTTTGAGTTTGTTTAAAGTCGCATTACTGCGTATTCTTTGATATAGTCTGCGTATATACTTACTCATAGTTCCTCTCTGTGGTCACCCTCTGAGGGTGTTTCTGATGTTTGTAATGGTCCGTTTTCATAGTTTCTATCTGACCTTTCACCTCTCGTATATAATATTCCTACTGTTGTGCTGTGTTCTACTTTGTTTCCGTGCCTATCTATGGGTCTGTTGTCATAGTTGCTCACGGTGGTGCCAGCGTCATCTTCTGCACAATGCCATATTCTATCTGTATCGGGTTTATGGACATCTACGCCGGAAAAATTTTTTCTCTTAGTCATCTGAAAGGTCCTCGTTGTTTGTTTCTTTTGTGTAGGTTATATTATGGTATTCGTTATCCATAAAGTCTTTATATATGTTTGTTATCTTGTCGTTAGATAATGGTGGTTTTCTATGCCATTCTGAATCTAAATTATCGCCAAGGTAATGGTCTAATATCTCTAGTTGACCTTGTAGTTTCTGTATCTCTAGTTCTATTTCTTGTCGTTGTTTCTCGTACTTACTGCGAATTTCTTTAACTCGTTTTAGTTCTTCTAAGTCTATTATATCACTCATTATGGATTTAAGTCTATTGTAGACCCTCTATGTATAACTGCACCTGTCGTATCTGATGTTTTGGCGCCTTCAATCGTTTCATTATAGTTTCCTTCACAAGTGAGCTCAAAATTACCACCACATTTGATATTCATGTCTGTTCCTGAGTTGAGATTAATCTTACCATCAACGGTGACCACATTTACATCACCTTTATTGACTTGTATATTGACATTTGCACCATTTCCTACTTCTATGTCGTAATTATTACTGCCTTGTTCTTTGTTGACAAATACTTTAAGTCTACCATCAATGGTAATGTCGTGGTGACCATCTATAAAGACTTGTTTATCAGTTGATACTAATTCATAATGACTGCCTTTAATGATGTCCACCTTGTTACCAGAGGCGTCCACCTCGTATCCTGTGCCTGTCTTGTGTCGTTCATGTATTCTTTCTGACCCTGTTGTATCATCATATTCTTTAATGTGTCCTGATTCTGATTCAAATACTTTGTTAAAAGGATATTCTGCATTGTATGGTATTTCAGGTTGACTAAATGTATCACCTGCACTTCTCGTTATTGTACTACCATCCGCCGCCGTGTGTTCATCAAATTCTGCCGTTGCAATCCCTGTAATTCTATCTGACTTTCTAGTTGTTAATG